ATGGCAGGGAAAACAGCTCGTTCAAAAGTGGAGAAATTCCGTCGCGATTTTGTGACCTTAGCCCGGGATGCCGGCAGGGCATACGCGACGGCTGCAGACAGCATGCGTATCGCGAAATACTTTCTGAACTACCTTCGTGATAACGGTATTAAGCTACGTCATACCGACAGTATTAAAACACGTCATGTCACCGGATATCTCCAGTTCAGAAAATCACAGGGGATTTCCGTGCGGACAATTCAGAATGAGCGGGCTGCTATTCGTGGCGTTTTGAATAAGGCGGGACGTTATAAGCTGGCAGACCCGAATAATCCGCTCCTGAGTAATAAGGCTCTTGGATTAGAAAAAAGTAGCAGGTCGGGAACAAAATTACCGTTAAGCCCGGAAGAATTTCAAAAGGCATTTAAGGAGGTTGAGAAAAGCAACCGGGGGGTTGCAGCAACAATGTTACTTTCTTATACGCTGGGTTTAAGAACTAAAGAGGCAGTGGAGTCCTGTAAATCCGTGATGACATGGAAACGTGCTCTTGAGTCAGGGGAACATTCAGTTCGTGTAATTTTTGGTACGAAAGGAGGAAGAGGACGAAATACGCTGATTGTTGATAAGGACGCTTTAAGGCATGCAATAAATTATGCTGAAAAAGTAATGAAGGAAAATAACGGTAAATTGATTGATCGTCCTGATATTCGTAAGGCGATTGATACCTACCGTTATCATGTCAGACGTGCGGGTCTGACAGGTGAAAAAGCACCTCACAGTATGCGTTATCATTTTTCACAGGAAGCTCGGGAATATTATGAGAAGAATGGTTTTTCTGGTAAGGAAATATATGCTCAGGTGTCAATGGATTTAGGTCATGGAGACGGAAGAGGGAGATATGTAAAACAGGTTTATTTCAGAGATGGTACTGAAGATGAGTAACTCATGTTCAGTCGATGAGGCAGGGAATGTTTTTTAGGGATTTGCTGATTCTAATGAGGGTTTACATTAATTCATAAAAGCAGATACACAGAAAGTGATTATTTGCGTCAGTATGAAAGATTGACTTTCAGTGGAGTGTTTTTTAGTACCTGAAATTTCCAGCTTTATCTCGTGCAGACTTCTCATGTACCTGTCTTTAGCACGTTAAAAAACTTCAGTTACGGTCTTGAATTTTCATTCTCGCTCTGGTTAATATGATAGCGCTTAAAACGTTGCCTTAGGCAACCACCAATGTTCCAGTGATCTGAGAGGAACGCCTTTGGGTGATCACATAACCAATGTTCCGGCAATCTGAGAGGAACGCCTTCGGGTGATTGCACACCAATGTCACCGTAGCCTGAGAGGTGACGCCTTCGGGTGGTACAGCCCTTTAATCTTTGGAAATGGCTGTCGCATTTTTTGCGATGAAGATATCCTCAACATTCACACTTCGATACTCGTCTTTCAGCATTTCCGGTGGGAAATCTTCCCACTGTGGCAGGTTTTATACCGGTATTCCGGGTACAGACTGTTGATCATTTTGGTCCAGTGTCTTCTTTGAAGGAGCGCTCGTTCGTATCGCTCGCTTTGAGACGTTTAAACCACAAATCTTACATCCTGCCCATCGGGGAAAGCCTCCCCGATACGGTGATGGTTTTCTCCGTTTTACTTCTGGAGAAAACTATGAACATCTTTCTGACTTCTCTGGTCAGTATTCTGCGTAAGGCACTTCCACGTATACGTCACGGCAAAAGTGAATGGATCGCCAATCACACCGGTTATCTGCGTTTTCAGGCAGAGGTCTGGCTGGATGATAACGACCATTTTCACGCAGTCGTCAACAAACGTTCCGGCTGGATGAATCCACGCTATGAACAGGTGGTGGATTGTGGCAAGTTTGATTCATTTCACTGTGCCATGAATACCGCGTACTCCCAGGCACTTGAACTTGCACATCTTCGCTATGCCTGGGAACTGACCGATTAGAAAACGAATTTCCACTGCATTAACGTTACCACCCAACAGGGGATTTTTCCCCGTAGGGGGTAAATCCCTCTGTTGCTGTTCTGACAGGAGGATTTATGAACGTTTATCAACTGAAAAACCGCACTGACGTTTTGATCTGGCTTTCGCTGATTGAGGGCGATTTGCTGAGTATCCAGGCTTCTCTGAACGCCGGTTTATATCCGCTTTATGATGACAGGCAGGAGGAACCGGAGTTTGAATGTGCGGTATTTAACTGTGGTATGGCTTTCGGAGAATTTATGGAAAGGCTTGAATCAGAAGATATTGACGTTCTGACAACAGCCGGACATGAACTGACTGGCTCGATTGAACATATGGGGAGAATGTTGTGTGAACCCGTTTGGACACAGGCTGTTCTTCTGGGGCGCAATGAAGCCCGGGCAGACCGGGCTATATGCGCTGCAGAAGCGGATGGCTGGCTGTATGATCCTGCTTAGCATGAGATTGTTTTTAACTTTTTGAGGTCTGTACTACAGGCCTGTCTGGGGCGGCTGGCTGAGCGCTGCCGTTGTTTTGTGGTGCTCCCCGGAACATTACCGGCTAACCATTCCTGTTTTTCGTCTGTCAGTGGCAACCCGATAAGGGAACAGCTGGCGGTTGAAAGACGGGGAATGCCATAGTATCAACTTTTTTACCCTTGCGGGGATGCCCGCAAGGGCTCCCGCATTTTACGCAGGAGGCCTGATATGGGTTGATAATTCTATTATTCATATTTTCCGTCGTTGTTGACGGGGTCGTATTGTTTTGTTTCACACCCCGGGGCCCAGCCCCGTCAGGGGCAGGTTCCTTTATTTCTACAGGGATCCTATGTCTCACATTCACCTTCCGTCGGTTTGTGAAAAAACCGGCAACACACTGACTCCGGAGCAGGAAAACCGCGTGCGCCATCTGGTGCATGAGGAGTGTTATTCCCGCGACCGCGCAGCACTGATAAAGCTTATTGGCCTGATGCTCCTGCTGAAGCTGGCGGGAACCCTCATGCTGGCAATGTTGTTACTGGTGCTGCGTCTGTTCTGAGAAGAAGGAGATTCACAATGATGTTAACCACCCGCTTGTTTGTATTTTTGTTGCACCATCTCTGGCGCGTCATGCGCTGGACCGGGCTGACGGTGTATCACGGTATTTCGGTGTTATATCGTCGAAGACAGGCCAGACTGCAGGCCTCCGACTGGCGCCCCCGAACGGTGTATACCGGTCGCTGGCAGCTGGCCGATGATGGTCAGTTCTGCGGTCGGGCCGTTGTTCTCCGGCTCAGGGATGCGCTGAAACCCGGCGTGGAGCTGCTTTACTTCGGTGAAGAGGCTGCGGAGCCGTATTACAGCGAGAGACAATTTGTAGACGACAGGGAATCCGTGATGGTGGCTGAGCAGATGTTGCTGCGGTTTCTTGGCAGCCGGCACCGGCGGCAGAACCGGCGAAATGCTCCAGTGTCAGTGCTGGTTACTGACGTAGTGACAACAGCCCCGGTTAATGATGAGGCCGCATGATGGATATAATGGCGCTGCTGAGCAGCACGCCGCCGGCCGTCGCTATCGAGGAGCCGGTCTGGGAACAACTGGTAAAATACCCCCAGGCTCCGGACTGTGAAAACGAACGGCTGCAGCGGTTGATATACCACGGTTTTCAGGCACTCAGTCAGGCACCTTCGGGGCAGGGAATAGTGGAGTTTGGCTATTTCTGTCTCCCGCCTGATGGTGACCTCCATGCCCCATTGTGGCAGAACGTATGTATTAAACGTGAATATTCAGACGGTCAGGTGACACTCACTTTCGATCGTTAATCAGTTTTACCACCTACCCTGACGGGGAAACCCGTGAGGGGGACGCCGTCAGATCTTTTTACTCAAAAGGAGTCTGTATGAGCGTAATGACCACTAACGAAACCCCTGCATCCACAGTAGCAGAACCGGAAGTTTTTCGAAGAACCCGTAACCGTTTCAACCAGTGGTTACAGGCGGAATTTGACCGACATTATCACACGATGAGGGATGGCGGTTATCGCAGCTTTCTGAAGAAGAACCATCCGACGGAGCTGCTGCGCTATGACGAGGCATGCGAGGCCTTAAGGCGGGAAGAATTTGCCCGCTTTGCCGAGCTGCAGACGCTGGGGCTGTACCTGCATCTGCAGGTACAGCAAAAAGAGGCGCAGTTCCGGCGGCGGCGTAACCGTCTGCTGTTGGGGATGACCTTAACGGGCGTGGTGACATCAGTGTTGTTATACGGTCACTTTCATCCTGAGCAGTTTTTGCTGATCGGACAGGAGCTGGCGACGTTGCCTGGCCGTATCCTCGGATTTGTTGGTCGGCTGGTACCGTAATCACGTACGCATCCTGCGTTACTGAACCTTATCCCGTAGGGAGAGTGACTCCCTGTGGGGGCGCTCTCCCTTTTTTTCAGGAGAGCATATGAACACATCGTTACATCCGGATGATATCAGCCGGTTTATCTCCGGCCGACTTATCAGTAGCCTGGCTGCAGGCCAGGTACCGTGGCGGGGCACAATTCCCGGGTTACCGGAACACGCGCTTACGGGCGTGCCGTTTACCGGTATTAACGTACTGTTATTGTGGCAGGCCATGCAGCAGCGTTCGCTTCGTTCAGGAAGGTGGCTGACCGGAGATGACCTCCGCCAACTGGGCGGTCAGGTCAGATCCGGTGAAAAGCCAGTCACCCTGGTCCGCTACCGGCCTTCGTTATCGCTTTTCAAGGTAATTAACCCTGAACAGTGTGATGGTCTGCCGGATACGCTGCAACCGGGGTGGCCACTGCCTCCACGACCTCAGCCGTCACTGAATGTGATCCGCGACCTGCTTCAGAACAGTGGGGTTCCCGTGATCCACAGGGACAACGTTTTGCCGGTATACCGGGCATTGCATGACCGGATTGAGCTTCCACCCGTGGCATCGTATGTCGGAGAGGAGACATACTGGCAGGACATACTGAATCTGCTGGTTCAGGCTACCGGACATCCGCAGCGCTTACATCGCTTCGGATTAACAGTGGATACACGTACCGATGAGGTTCATGAGGCCCTGGTTGCAGAACTGGGCGCCGCATTTCTCTCGGCTGCTCTGGGATTACCGGGAGCGATGCTATCCAGGCTGGATGTGGCACCCTGGGTGACATATTTACAGGGGGACCCGTGGCGTCTCTTTCGGGCTGCGGAAGCAGCGCGAAAGGCGATGATGTGGCTGAAAGAGCGAAGACCCTCGATGACGACAGTGGAGATGTGGCAGAAGATGGCCTCATTGATTCTTGAAACGCATTACGGTTTTTCTCTCGATGACACCACGCTGGGATGTCGCAGTGTGGTTGAGCGGCATATTGAATGTGGGATCACTCCACTGATGGCGATTAATGCACTGGCCCGCATTTACCAGTGGGAACGCTACGACCAGCCTCAGCGGTCGCTGTTTATCAACGAAGCAGGACCAGACAGTGAAATACTGACTTTGTCTGAAATTCGTCCCGAACTGCTGACCTGTTACCGCGTGCCTGTGCCATCCGGTATACCGGACAGGAAAGCGGAAGCGGTGCAGGTCGAAAGTTTACCTTTGCTCCTGGCACCGGCGGTGTCGGAAGGTAAGAGTGCGGCGAATGATGACGGGCCTGATGACCCGGATGGTAATGACAATGTTGTGGCGCTGCCCTGGGCTGCCCGCAGGGGAAAGGAGAACCCGCATATACATCGTTTTGTCAGTATCTTTAACGGTATTGCACCTCATGAAAGCCGCTGGCAGGTATTCAGTGATTTCGTCCATATGGCGGCCTGTTCACTGTACAACGCTGTACATCGGGATCCTGATTTTGAAGCGGACTACATGAGGCGGGTATCCCACTATTCAGCTGAAGATGCAAACAACATGGCCCGTTTACTGTCAGAAGTTGTTATGGGGCTGGAATTCAGTCCAACAGATTTCCTGGGGCGAATTTATATGATATCCGGACTGGGAAATTTTCATAACGCACAGTATTTCACGCCTTACAGCGTTTCGTACGCGATGGCGCGAATGACACTCAGTGACCGTATACCTGAACTTTCCAGCGGGGAACGAGACTTTATTACTGTCAGCGATCCTGCCAGTGGTGCCGGAAGTATGGTCGTTGCGCTGGCAGAAGCCATGCTGGAGGCGGGATTTAATCCGCAGAAACAGATGGTAGCGTACTGTGTCGATATTGACCCGGTGGCCTCGATGATGTGTTACATCCAGCTATCCCTGATGGGTATTCCGGCCATTGTGGCTACCGGCAACAGCCTGACCGTGGAGATTAAACGGGAGATGGCAACACCAATGTTTGTACTGGGTCGTTGGCATCACCGGTGGCAGGCAGATCGGACGCGTAAAGCGGCCTAGTTGCGTATTTATCTTCATCCCGACAGGGTTCTCCCTGTGGGGAGAATTCCTGTTCTGAACAGGAGTCACTTATGCTGGCCAGTTTCTATATTCAACGGCAGCTCAGTAAAGCACTGGGCCTCAGTGTGAACGCTGAGGAGGTTTTTTACCAGGTGGACGATCGGGAGTCGGATTACGTCAATACCGATATGGTACTGAACCGTGACCGGTTATTGTCCGTGATGCAGTTTATGCTGGATGACGTGGCGCTTAATCCGGAGCTCCGGGAAAGATGCCGTCAGGCAGAGCGTATTCTGACACTATGGATTCGTGGTCTCGACGCGCTGGCAACAGTGTCTGAGGATATGTCGATACTGCCCCGGACGATTACGGAGTGCAGTGGACGAGTTGATCGTCTGCTGCCGGGGGACCCACAGGCACTGCTGGCGCTGCCGGATGATGCATTCTTACGCCTGACCGCCCAGTGTCACCTGATGTCCGGAGAGCAGTTCCCCCGGGAACAGCTTGCAGCGACGATGCCTTACTGGACGCGTTTTATGGCGTGGATAGCCCGTGAACTTTATCAGGTGGAAGATCGTTGTCTGGTGCAACTCGGGCGTCTTTATCGCCGGCTGCACGTGGAGCCCAGGAAAATACGGTGCTTTAACCTGGCTTTCGGACGTATTGAGCTGCATATGTCCGGACGGGATATTGATGAATGTCAGTATCTCTACGCGTATGACGACGCATCGCTGGAAGATTATCTGGAGGAAATTATGGCCGGTAATCTGACGCCGGTTCGCTTTGAAGTGCGGGTAATATACCGCAACGATTCGGAGCTGAACGTCTTCAGGCGAGACGCCGACGTGATTGATGTGGAACATCCCCATGTCAGCGACTGGCAGAATGTTGTCAGCGAGGCCCTGGACTGGCTACGCCAGGAACGGACGTCGCTGGTTGAGATACCTTTAACCCGGCCGGCACTGAAACTGGCCGCCTGATTAACCACTATACCCTCAGGGGATTTTCCCCTGAGGGGGAAAATCCCTTTAATAAACCAGAGAGGATTTTCCCGTGAGCATTATTGACGAATATATCAGCCAGCATTTCTCAGAGCGGCTGTGTCTGGACGTAACCGAAGAGGATATTACCTGGCAGCTTCGCGGCAGCCGTTCCGACTACGTGAATACCCGGATACAGTTTGACCGGGAAAAACTGATGGCGGTGATGGATGTCATGCTGTCCGGTCTGGACAGTGATGAAACCACGCTGGCGCGCTGCCGGCAGGTACTGACGCTGTGGATAGCCGGACTGGATATGCTGTCGAAGGAGGCAGAACAACCTGACTGGCTTCCCCGGGTTCACCCTCACAGCAGTGGTCAGTGCGACCTGCTGCTGAAGGGAAACCCTGCGGCGCTGACGGAGGCGGACGAAGAAACGTACCTGCGGGTGACCGGCCAGCAGGATTTACCGGCACACCGGCGTATTCCACAGGTGATATTCAGCAAAACGGTACGATACTGGCACCGTTTTGAGAGCTGGCTGGCGCAGCAGTTGCAGGACATTACTCAGCATTGCTATCAGAAACTGAAATGCTTTGTGGCGAACTGCACGACAGAGCCCAGGCAGCTGCGCGAATTCCGCGGGGAGTACGGTTCACTGCGTTTATTTGTGGGGCCGCAGGATATCGATGAGATAGACATTCTGGAGTTCAATCCGGAATACATCGTGTCCTGGGTCGACAAAGTCGCGGACGGGCTTTTTACTCCAGTCTGCTTTGTGGTGAATGTTTACTATAAAAACGGCATTTTGCTGGAGTCGTTCACCTGGGACAGTGAGGTGGATAACATCAACAGGATGACCAGCAGCGATTATGGTGAGGCGATGAGCCAGGCCATCAGCTGGGTACGTGAGCAGTTTGAGCAGCCGGTGATTGATCAACCGGTACCACAGCAGCCACGACTGGCTGCATAAATCAACGGTAAACCCACCGGGGAGAAACTCTCCCGGTGGGGATGTTTCTCCCCTTTTTTTACAGGAGAAACATCATGCTGAAATTCAGTGCAAAAGACTTAAAACCGGTACTGCTTGAGGCACGTAAAAACCACTGTGGCGTGGTACTGGTCAAGGATCATGGCGTTTATATTATGTCTGAAACCGGTGAGCTCACTCCGCGTGGCCGAAAAGTGGCTTATGTGAAGGGATGCCATCCAGAAAAGGATGAGGCCTGGTGGGATACCGCCCGGGCAGAAGTAGGGGGTGATGATTTTGGTGAGACGATAAATCTGACGAAAAGCATGATTAACCGCATTCTGAACGAGAGGAAACCGCTGTATATCACGGCCAGCAACGAAGAATTTAAGATCGAGTGTTAAAACTGAGCGGGTCTCCGGACCCGCGTAAAATCTTACCCTGACGGGGGTATTCCCGTCAGGGAGCGTGCACGAAAGTGTGATGAATTATCAACGACAGCATTAATCCTTCTGGATGATCAATTGTGCGTATGTTTTTGATGGATCGGTGACATCTGCCTGATCTGTCTGTTGCACAATTTTCCATCCCTCCCGGGCAAGTGACGGGATAGTTCCGGAAAATCCCTTTAGATAGCATAATGTTCAGCGCTTGTAGCGTTTCCGCATCATTGCCAAACAAATCTTTCATGGTTGCCATTTGGGTTTCTGGATTTAATTTTTTAAGTTTCTCCAGCTGGGCATACATATTTTCCAGACCACCAAACCCACCCTTCCCGTCAGAGAAGTTGAATTTAATACCCGCGCCCTTTTCTTTCAGGTCATCGTTAACCGCCTTAATATTGTCAGCATCCAGAGCGGCCTGAAAAATCTTTCGGTATGCATTACCGGCAGACTCACCAGCCATACTCCCCTGATCAGCCATAACCAACAAAGGCGCGAAAGTTTTGACCGCTTCCAACCCCTTCTTATTGATGATATTCATCGCGCTGCTGATTTTTGAGAAACCCTGCAGCATATTTCCTGAATCTACCCCCGCGTAGAATCCTTTCTGGATCACGTCCATCAGATTCATCATGTCTTTTTCGGAGGTCTGAGTAGCATCTTGTAACTTAGCCGCAAACTCAGCTGCTGCAGTGGGAGCCATCTGTAACTGCACGCCAAGATAAGCTGCTGACTCTCCCAAGCCTCCCAGGATGACCTGCGCCGACATACCCTGACGGCGTAGCATAGTCATCATGTTCTGAAAGTCGGCTGTTGTTCCCGGCAGCTTATCACCCAAAGCAACTGCAAGCCGGTTAATTTTTTCAAATTCAGGCGCTACCTTTCCGCCCGGCCCCATCATGGAACCGGCGAGTTGATTCGCTGCATTTTCTGATTCTGAATAGGCTTTTACTGGAGCCAGCAACGTCATGCCAGTAGTTACCCCAGCCGCCATCGCCCCTGCACCATTACCTGCCAGAGAGTTCCTTAACTCGCGGGTCTTTTCAGCCTTGGCTTTGATGGCGTTGAGCTTTCGCTGACGCTCGCCAACTTCACGCAGCCTGCGCTCCTGCTCAGCCAACTGTCGGTTATACCGCTCAGTTTCTCGTGCAATCCGTGCCGTCTCACGCGCTCCGCCCCCAGCAGATAACCCCAGCCGATAAAGCTCAGCTCTGGCTGCCGCCATCTGGCGAGTTTCCTGTTGCTGTTTTTGTTCAAGACGTGAAACAGCACGCCACTGAGCTTCAAGCGCCTGCGTTTGTTTTTTTGTCGGGGATTCCAAAGAAGACATTTCGCGCGTCATCATTTGAGCGCGTAGCCTCGCCTGATCCAGTTCGGCACCAGTACGGCTAACACTTTGAGTTAGCTGATCGAAAGATTTAAGCTGACCTCCAGCATCACTCAGCTTTTTAATCTGATCGCGGGTTTGTCTAATAGCTGATGCCAGCTCCTTAGAGCCAGCCTGTGCATTTTTAAATGGGCGGGTTAACTTATCCACCGCCCCCAGAACTACCTGCAGTCGCAGGTTATTATCACTCATCGCTGGCCCCGCTTCTCTGAATTGCCTTATGCCGCCACTCCAGCACATCAGTCAGCGGCATAACGTCAGTGATGGACGGCGACCAGTGAAAGATGGTGGCAATGTCTGCCACCAGATCATCAACCGTCAGGTTGTCGGCAAATCGGCAAGCACCGACTTCGGCAACAAAAAAGTCACCACCTCTACAGCCATTGCTGTCAGATCGGCGGGGTCCAGCTCTGCCATTTCCTGCGCGGTCAGCGTCGGGGAAGAGATTCGCGGGATCACAGTCATCATCGCGCCCACGTCCATATCCATAATGGCCTGCAGACGGGTGCCACGCAGCGCGCCGGACTGAGGCTTGCGCAGCACAATTTCGGTAATTTCAGTTTTACCGCGCATGATGGGGGTATCCAGTTTTACGGTCTTTTCAGTCAGCTTGTCGCTCATGTTCGTTTCCTGTTAATGAAATACTGGCGCGGCTGCCCGCGCCGTTAAGGTTAATCAGAGGCCGAGGGCATTACGGTGTTCTTCCATCAGGTCCACGCCGCCAACGATTTCTACCATGTTGACCAGATCGACCTCATAGAGCACCTCACCATTAATGGTCAGCTTCGCGTAGCTGTTGGTACTGCTGACTTTGGTGCTGCTGCTCTCGCCGGTTTTCCACTCGCCGGAATCCACCTCTTTATGACGCCCGCGCACAACCAGCTCAACGGCCTGCACTTCGCCGGTATCGTCACGCTGAATGGAACCGGTGAAACGCAACTGGATGCCGTCAACGGTTGCCTTGCCCATCTGCTTGAATAACAGCAGTTCGGTGCCGCCGATTGAAAATTCCGTGTCCAGTGCGCCGTCATCCAGCCCCATGTCTACGTCCACCGCGCCCGGCATACCGCCGCCGCGATACTTCTCAAACTTGCGGGTGAATTTCGGCAGGGTCAGGGACTCAACGATCCCCTGCCAGTTGTTCCCGTCGTTGAACAGGTTCAGGTGTTTTAACTTGCGTGGTAAAGCCATGATTCCCCCTTATGCAGCGACACGGCTGGCAAAATCGACCAGGTAACGATCGGTGATGCGCTGGCGCAGCATCAGGTTTTCAAGCGGAGGCACCGGCGTGTAGTCATAATCGATGGTCAGTTTCCCGGCTTTAAGGGTGTCTTTATCGTTAACAGACTCATCCAGCCAGCAGTCACCACCAATCAGGTATCCCTGGTTGACCAGACTGCGCATCTTGGCGCGTAGTCCTTCAATAATGTCGCGGGCCAGCGACGGATTAAGCACGCCATCCACCGCCCACATGTGCGCCTCCGCCATAGTGTCAGCCAGCACCTGCGCCGTGCGGGTGTAGTTCTCAAAGGCAAACAGCGGATCGTCACTGAGACAACGGGACCCCCAGAAGCGGAAGCCGTCTTTGCGGATCAATGTGGTGACGTCATTTTTGTTCAGCAGTCCCGCATCGGTTGCCGGGTCCTGCAGATCCCAGAACACATCAGCGGAAATGCCGGTGACACCGTTCACACCCACATTGGACAGGGTTTTATGCCAGCCGATCTGCTCGTCGATTTTGGCACGCAGGCCGAGCGCACGGGCGGAGGCGTAAGCCGTCGCGTCTGCTTTCAGCACGGTGTCAAAGTTGATGAAGTCAGGCCAGATCAGCATTCCCTCGCGCTGACTGAAATTCTCGCGATAGGCAATAGCTTCCTCCACCGTTTTGCAGCCATTAGCAGCAAGGTAGGCAAACCCGCGCAAGCTTTGCGCCACGCCCAGCAGTTCAGTAGCAACGGCCTGAGTGTCATGTCCCGGCACCCCAAGAATGCGCGGCTTGACACCGAGCTGCGACTGCGCCGACAGTAGCGCTTTCATGCCCGTTTTCTTACCGTCGGAAGTTACGCCGCCGATAATATTGGAGGTGGTTTCCGCTTCGGTTTCGCCCTGCGCCACACGCACAACGACAGTCACGGGTTTTGCCTGATCTGCAATCGCGTCCAGCGAGCGGGCCAGCGTGCCGGACTCCCCCGCTTTACCGCTGGCGGTGAGCACATCAGTCAGCAGGACAGGCTTATTGATGGGGAACACGGACGCATCAGCATCATCGCCGGTGCAGACCATGCCCACGATGGCAGTGCTCACCGTGGTAATAGGTCGGGTGCCCTCGTTGATTTCAACAACGCGCACCCCGTGGTGGTAATCCTGAGCCATAAGGCAGTCTCTCCGGTTGACAGGGATACCTTATGTTCTGGTTGCCAGGCGTGCGGCGCACGTATTTCACGATGTGTCAGTGCTGGTACAATATCGCCACTTTCAACGCGACTGATTTACAGGGAATTTCTTGTAAAGAGTGGAAATGCTAACATCAAAAAGCAATCCAACACGATGACGAGTTTCACCGGCGGCAAGCAACCGTCCGGCCTGCTCCCATTGTTCCGGGGTGAGCTTTGGACGCCTGCCACCAATACGACCTTTTGAACGCACCACTTCCAACCCGGCGCTGGTACGCTCAACGATCAGCTCACACTCCATTTCAATGCCAGAACGGCAAGGCTCCTCCTGAGCGAAAAGGACTTTTTTTGAAAGTTTCTGGAAAATAAAAATAGTACTATTTGTAGCATTAATTGAATCAGCCGAATTTTTCTAATTCATCAATCAGATGGACATAGCATTTGCTATAAAAAATAAAAGTATTCCTGCTATCTATATATAAATGAGTTATGTACATATAAAAGGATCATTACCGTGACAAAAATAACTTTATCTCCCCAGAATTTTAGAATCCAAAAACAGGAAACCACACTACTAAAAGAAAAATCAACCGAGAAAAATTCTTTAGCAAAAAGTATTCTCGCAGTAAAAAATCACTTCATCGAATTAAGGTCAAAATTATCGGAACGTTTTATTTCGCATAAGAACACTGAGTCTTCTGCAACACACTTTCACCGAGGAAGCGCATCTGAGGGCCGGGCAGTGTTGACAAATAAAGTCGTTAAAGATTTTATGCTTCAAACGCTCAATGATATAGATATTAGAGGTAGTGCGAGTAAAGACCCCGCATACGCCAGCCAGACCCGTGAAGCTATACTATCGGCAGTTTACAGCAAGAATAAAGATCAGTGTTGTAATTTGCTCATCAGCAAAGGGATCAACATAGCGCCTTTTCTTCAGGAAATTGGCGAAGCAGCGAAAAATGCAGGTCTGCCCGGAACAACCAAAAATGACGTTTTTACGCCAAGCGGCGCAGGGGCCAATCCTTTTATAACTCCGTTGATTTCATCAGCAAACAGTAAGTATCCACGTATGTTTATCAATCAACATCAGCAGGCATCCTTTAAAATCTATGCGGAGAAGATCATTATGACAGAAGTTGCACCACTGTTTAATGAGTGTGCTATGCCGACTCCACAGCAATTCCAACTGATACTAGAAAACATTGCTAATAAATATATACAATACACTCCCTGAACACAGAAAAACCAAAAAATATGCGGAGCCTCTTCCTGATTAATATGAACCAATAGTATCCATAATTTTCCCCAGGAACTAACTCCGGAGCTAAACCGTCATTTACCAGTGCTAAAATTATACACTCAACCATCAAAAAAAATAGCCATTGCTGCTATATAACATATAGCAGCAGTCTCTACTACATATCTATATTTTTATATCTGAGCTGGTTTCTCCGGCCAGTCTGGGTTAGCTGTATCCACCCGGTTTACCATTACGCTATAAAGTTCCCATGCTTCCAGCCGTTTAATCTCTTCATCTGTGGCAATTTTCAGTTTTACCGCCCGCGCCAGTGGCGCAATAACTGACTCTGCCTCAGCAAGAAGTTCCGCTTTTCTGGCTTCAGCCTGTGCAACCAGCTCTTCAGGCGTATATTCGCGATGCTCAACCAGTACCGGGCCTCCTTTCCTGTGCTCGATATATTTTCCGTCCACCTGGCCCTGCATCAGCTCGCGATAATACTCATCTGTCAGGGGAATTAAATCGTCAGGGTAATTATCGGATTCGGTATCCGGTTGCCAGAAAAAACCTTTTTCTTTAAAGCTGTAATAATATTCGCTCATTGATATTTATCTCCCAATCGCAAACCAGGCTACAGGAAAATTATTGACCAGATTGGCCATTCCTGATGACTTGGTGGCGGCAAAAAACTGACTGTTGCTCACCGGGTATCCGAATGCGTTATCCACCTGGGTGCCCTGAGCGTTGGTATTGGTTACAAAAACGGCAAAGCAACCAACAGGGAAAGCGCGCGGGAAATTGTAGGTTCCGTTTGAGTTACCAAGTGTTCCCCACTGCATTATAAATCCGGTGCTGTCGTCCAGAATCCAGCCCCAGTCCTGAATGCTGCCGGTATTTTTACGGGCGAAAGTCTGGTTAACATAATCAATGGTGGCGCGGGTGTTGATGTTGTTGTCACGAATTGCCAGTTCACTATTGATCCAGTCAATCGTTCCACGGGTATTTAGCTGATTAGTAATCCAGATACTCAGCCAGTTATCCCCCCACACTGAACTAAAAATGTCACCATTAGTGGTCATGCTCGCATTATCGAAATGAATATCAGTGAGCATGTGTAATCCGTTACCATTGATATAACCCACTTTGGCACCGTTACAGTAAATATCCAGTACGCCATCCGCGCTGCCGATAAATCCACTGTCACTGTCACCGATATTTATACACGGTGTGCTGCCGTCAAAAACGCCGGTTCCGATATTGCCTATACTCACGCGTTTTGTCGGGTTCAGGGTTTCTTTTAAACCGATATTTTGTACAAACCGCGGCTTGTCAGGAATGTCTGCACCGTTCTGTGATTTTTGTAGCGCATCGGCGGCACGATTTATCGTTTCTCCTAAACCGAAGTATGCGAGAAGGCCGGCGACATCTTTTCCGCTTAAATTCGTCAGCGTATTGTCCAGCGGCTGCTTTCCACCAAGAGCGTTTAACATCGTTGTGGCAAAATTCGGGTCATTCCCCAGAGCCGCTGCCAGCTCGTTCAGCGTATCCAGTGCTGCAGGCGCAGAATCCACCATTGCCGCAATAGACGATGCCACAAATTCCGTGTTCGCAATCTGTTTAGTGCTGTTACCCGCCGCTGGCGTCGGTACCTTTGGAATCCCTGTGAGTGTCGGGCTGTCCTTCTGCGCATACTGTGAATGCGGGTCCGGCGCAGCAAGATGCTTTGCCATCAGGTCGTCTACATATACCTTCAGCTCCAGCGCCTTATCATCTACATATTTACGGGTTGCCAGCACTACTGCAGGGTCAATTTTCAGGGTGATGTTATCGGTGCTGCTGGTAATCAGTACCATGCGCACGGTCTGCGTACGTCCGCTCCCTTCTGTCAGCTGCGGCTTGTAGCTCTCAGGGCAGTTACCCACAGCGATCAGCGCACCGGTTTCATCAAACAGGCCAACTTCACGAATCCACCACCCGCCCTCAGTTTCCGGGATTACCTGCTCAGCAATAATCTGGCTACTGTTCTGCGGGTCGATATAAAGCATATTCAGCGTTAAAATACCGCCTGCCGATACGTCCCCATCCGAGCGAATCTTCCCACCGCGAATTTCACCACCGGTATAAAACCCCTTGTTATTCAGGATCCGTAACCAGTCGTTATCTGACATATACAAACCACCACCATGGGTCTCATCCATCCAACCTTTACCACTGCGGGTTACAATCCATCCCCCTGTGCTTCGAATATCTCCCCCCGCAGTGATCGGACCATTACTGACCAGACTTACGCCAAAATTCCCATTCTGGCCAGCCACATTACTGGCCGTAACAGTGCCGACGCTATTCAGGTTATTTCCTCCCATATCAATAGCTGTGTGCATCTTGTTCAAATCCGGACGACCATTGACCTGAAAACGATACAGCCTGTCCCCGTCTTCACGCGCCCCTGACAGGTCATCCGTGCTCAACATGACGGCCAGATGACCTCTTCCGGTGCTGGTCCCGTAGGAGGACAGCGGAATTCGCCAGCTGCGCATCGCTCCCACCGCCGTTTGCCCGTCTTCAACGTATCCTCCGAAGCCGGCGGTAATGTCTTTCGAGATCTGGCTTAGCGCTGTAAAAGGCATAGCATGACCACCGCGGCTGACCACCATGCCCTGAAGCAACTCCTGATTTTGCTGATTCCGGACTATCATCGCCTGATACTGCTGGCCATAACTGTTGGTCTCACTAAAGCTCGCCGGCAGCAAACCTGTATTCTTCAGCATTTGAGTTGTTACCACTGCAGGTGTAGTTGTGGTCGCTGATGCCAGCACCGTCGGATAAAACTTTCCAACATAGGATGAGACTGCCTGAGTGAAACGATTGGTTTGCATGGCCACAACCTGCCACTCACGGGATTTCAGATAATCTCCCATATATCTGGCAGCCAACGAGGCCATCACCAGAACAATGAGTAACCCGGCTCCCACGCTCATCGCCACAAAGCCGCCATCATGTTTTTGTTTTTTCATCTCAGTATCCACTCAGGCTGGTACAACCTATCCACAATGACTGGTATGCACCCTGCACACAGCCAGGGGCCCAGAACCCCACAACGCAGAAAGTCCCGATGGACTATCCACTGCCACAACATAAAACCACTCAGCCCAAAAAACGCCGCCTGCAGTGCATCCGTTACCCCCATCCAGCCTACCAGGGCACAAACCAGCCAGACATCTCCCACGCCAAGCTGAGGTCGCCGTCGGTTAACACCGTGACAAATAGACCCCATCACCACCGCCATCGCCGCAGTTTCCATAAAGCGAAGTTCCGGCTCCCGATGAAAAGCGAGACAGAACAATAATCCGCTACATAAACAGGCTGCGGTAAACGGTCGGGGCAACCAACCGCTGGTCGCATCCATCACTCCCAGTTGCAGCAAAAAACTGCACATAAACAGCATTCCGATACGTGTCATCCAGACCTGAGGTGCCATAAGTATCAGCAAACCCGTTACCGCAAACAGCCAGATACCCACCACGACGGCACAATGGCGTGAGATATCCACCTCCGCTGCGGCCAGATAAAGACGTACCGGCCTTAAAAGTACCGCCCCGAAAATGGCGCACCCGATAAAAGCAGGTATGGCATACACAGGAGGAAAAATGGTACCGATAAGAGAGACTGTCAT